TTTGCCATACGAGCCTCTGCCTTCTGTTCACGAGCGCTCTTTACTCCGATAGCACGACGAACAATGCTCTGGTGCTTACCAGTAGTTGGGCTATGTGAAACATCTGGGTAAATCCATCCTTCTTCATGATGCACTGCAATTGGAGTGTTGTAAGACATCACAGAATAATCAGGATTCTTTGCAGCATTAATCTGCTCTGAGAATTGAGTACCGCTTAACCATCCGTGACTTGGAGGTGCGCCTTGGATACCACGCAGGCTTGAGCCCTGAAAGGGTTCACGAGCAGCGATAAGTGGTCCAGCGTTGCGATTAGATGTTCTTTTAGCCATGTTTATTGACGTGCCCCTTCTTGTCCAGCATCAAAGTGAGCCTTTGCCATACGAGAGTATGTTCCTGCAAGGGAGAATGCACGATGCGGACTATCTAAGTTGTTTAACTTCTCTTCAAACTCAGGAATTAAGTGTTGTGCACCGTACTTGTTCATGTCGGAGTACGCTCCAGCAAGAGCAGAACGTGGGTCTGATGCACGACGCATGCTTTCTGAAATTTTTCTGCTCTTAGCCATTATCTACTACCAAACATCTTTGTAGGCATTTTAACAGGCTTAGTAGGTGAACCCATTGAACCACCTAATTTTGGTGTAATCATTTTTACAGGTTTAGTGCCCATTGAACCACCTAATTTTGGTGTAGGCATTTTAACAGGGGTTGGAGTAGGTGTTGGCGTCATGCCAAATTGTTTAGGAGAAATGCCTGCCATAATTACTTTCCCATCGCTTTCTTGTGCGCTTTACGTGCACACTTTCCACAGACTGTTCCAGAAAAGTACCCTAAAGCATCTTCGTGACCACACTTAGCAGTCATGCTTGATTCAACGGGTAATGAGCGACCTTCTTTACGGTCTGGAACATCTGCCATGATTACTTACCTGGGTTTACCTTGTTTGGGTACTCAGATGTTGCAAAACCATAACCATAGAAAGGATGAAGTGACTGACGATTAGCCTCAGTTGCTGAGGTGTTCATTACATTCTCTTCTGTATCTGGGCGAACTTTACGGTACTTACCGTCTGTTGCTCCAGAATCAAGAGACTTGTTCATTGAACGTGATGAGTTAACGGCCATAATTATTTACCTGCTTCTCTACGTGCTTTTTCTTTTTTCATTTGAGCGTCAAATTTTGCATCAACTTTTTTCTCGTAAGCGTCAGACCAATCACTCTTTGCTTGAAGTTTGGCTGCTTTTTTAGAACCAGGAACAACCATCTTTGGCTTTCCTGCAGTAGTAGGAACACCAAAAATTCGTGTAGCAGTCTTTGAAACGTTTTCCATTGGAACTTTTTTAGGTTCGTTTGCAGCACTTAGTCCACGAGCATTTGCTTTAGACTCTCCTTTAGTTGCAGGAGTAACTGCTCTAACATTTTCTTGCACTGCCTGTGCTGCACCTGCTAGGTTAGCACCATCAAGTGTCTTTCCTCTTTTTGCTTTAACAGTTACACTTTCGCTAACCTTATAAGACTTACGGTCTTCACTCATTGCAGGCGCCATTGTTGGCTTTGCTGTACGACGGTCGTTAAACATCATTTCATCAATTCCTTTGCTCTTTTTTGGCGCTTCGCTGTGGTACACCCAGTGCAGTGCCCCTGGTTCGTTAGAAATTCTACAGGGTTAATTATCATCCCACAGGTCGGACAATTAGAAGACCCATTATATTTTGTCAATTCCTGAGCCTGAAGTTCCATTGTCAGCATACCGTCTCCATCATCAGCCATTTGGCATCTCCCTTCGCATTTGAGACTCAAACATCACTTTAGACAGCAATTTGGCTCCTTTAGTAGAGGCCTTATAGTAAGGGTAATTTCCTTCCATTTCAGAAACAGGAACTGCAGATGCTCGCATAACTGCTCCATGCTGTTCTTCAGGACTCATGCCTTGTTCTTTTAAAAAATCATCAGTCATTGACAAACTCCCCACCCATGGTAGGTGCCTTAAATACTGGATGAGGTTTTGCTTCCATCTCTACAGACTGTCCTGCAGCCAAGGCTGCGCCTCCCATGTTTCCAGCAAAAGACGCTAATCTACTTGCAGTTGCGCCTGCTCTTGCTGCACCACGTACCACTTTTGCAGCCTTTGCTAACTGAGAAGCACTAACTGCACGACCTGCAACAGAAGAGGCACCACGAGCAAGAAGTGGACCTGCTGCACTACGTGCTGCTGCACCAATTCCAGCAGCAATAAAAGGAGCAATGAATGGCATTATTCGCTTCCTAACGTGTTTCTAGATGCACCAGTATATCCTGCAGGGCTTCCTGAGTACCAAGAAGTGCGAGGTTCTACGTAGTTTCTGTCAACTGTAACAACGTCCTCAATACCTACAGCACGACGGTCATACCCGTAACGGTCTGGAAATAAACGAATCTGTGGCAAAGGTGGACGAACCATTGCTGAAAGTTCTGCACCAGGAATAGTCGCAACCATTAAAGCCTGTGATGTTAGACGTTCCATGTTGCTTGCCCATGGACCATTGTATTGCCAACGTTTTGCTACTTGGTCAGGCTGTATAGGTGCACGCCATGGTTTTGTGTGGTCATATACGCCGTCATATTTTTGAGTCATTATTGCCACGCAGGTTTCAAATATGCCATCATGTTTTGGCGGCGAACATCAATCTGACCTGGAGCATCTGAAACAAGATTTGACTTACCATCATTCACTAAGTGTGGAGCAGGAGTCAACTGGGTTTGTGGAGCAAACCGTGCTGCACGATAGACAAGGGCACCCCTACTTGCATCAGGCACTGCTTGCATCTGACGCATAATTCCCATATCAGGGTTGAACTCTTGTGGCCAAAAGTACATTGAGGGTTCAATGCGCTCACCTTTGTGTACGCCACGTTGATAAGCCTTTTGATTTACACGGCTTTTTACAGAGTCGAGAAGCCTGTCATCACGACGAGAACGAATCGTTCCTAAATAGCCATCTGGATACTCTGCAGAAGGCACACGACCAACACCAATACGCAAAGCGTCCATGGTGTCGTGGGCTACAGGAGTTCCTGCACCACCCTGGTTGTTATAGCCGTAGAAACCACCAGCACCAAGTGATTGCCAGTTTTGACTAGCAGACATATTGTTTGCGCCTGTAGGCATTAGATACCACTCCTTCTTCTATTTTTAGAAATGGTTGCCATTACTTCGTTTAACGTAACAGGGACAGTTTTACCTGTTTTTGTTCTACGAGTTGCACCACGATTTACGTGTGCAAGTTCTTCTCTGTCTCCGCGTTTTGGTTTAGGAGCCAACTTCTCGTATTCACTAGTTGTTCTAGAGGTTTGACGCCATTTCCAGTCGGCATTATCTCCAGGCATTTCTCTAGCAAAATAAACATTTCCGCCTTCTGGATGCAAAATGTCTACTCCATGTTCTTCAACACCTTTACCTAAATCCCAACCAGCAATTTGTCTATTTACTCGACCAGCATCACGTGCTTCATCTAAAGACTCATACTTACGACTGCTATCTTGAAAAACAATACCGCCTTGTTTCCAACCACCGTGTGCGTCCTTTACGTCTGCACCAGGAGAGTGTTTATCGTAGTATTGTTTTGCTTGACCAGGAGTTAGTGGAGGAGCGCTTTTTTCTTCTGCACCCTCTCTAGCAACCATTACTCCAGGTCCCATTACTTCTTTCTTTCCGCGAAATGTGCGGGAAGCGCCAGATTCCTCGTTTACTTTTTTGGCAAACTCTTCATGACTAATCATTTGCTACCTCATCAAACCCTGTCAAGGCAACGTTTCCAAATTCGTCTGAGCCATATACAAGAGAGAATTCAGAAGGAGTTTCATCGGAAGTATCTATAGTCAAGATAACGCTGTCGTTATCTAAAGAAACGTCTTTGATTACAAAAGACTGTGGTAAATCAAGCATAAATTCTAATATTTTAATATCAACTTTTGCTTTAACTGTCATGGTTTAAACCCTCTTAACATTTTTTCGTGGGCTGCTTTAGCCTCAACAGCAGAACGTAAAAACTCTGCACGACGACCAATTGGAGTAATCAATCCAGATGATGGTAACACGGCTACCTTCTGTTCTGGAAACTCCCCTTTTCTATCCCCGTAATTTAAAAGGCTGTTTTGTCCACGTGTCTCAGTTGCCATAGCAGGTCGGGCCATAGGAGAGAACATGGCGTGATGACTACGGAACGCAGCCTCTTCACCATGTGGGTCAAAGCCTCTTCCTGTTGCAGCATGACCAAAGAAATCATGCACCGCACGAAACATGTTATTTTCGTCGTCTGAAAAGTACGGGTGACCGCCTGTTGCTGCTGAAGAAAAAACTTTGAATCTTCCTTGACCAGCATCCTCCATCATATGGGCGGCTCTTCCATATGGGTCATGGTCTGTTACTTGAACATCAACTCCAAGACCGCCTCTTGTTTTAGGACGAGTCATGTAATCAAATTGATGCTTTGTCTCTTCAGCCATTGCTTTGTAATGAGGAACGGCTTTAGGGTCAAATGATGGAGCCTCTTGATACTCTTGTGCAATTCGTTTTGCTTGAGGTGTGTTTACAACCACATTATCAAAACGATTAGGTCGATTTAATCCTGCTTCTCTTGCGTATCTAGCAGCGCCTTCTGCTGCTAAAGGAACAGAGACATTATTGCCAACACTAAACTCTTCATTTCTGCTCATTTTTTCCTACACCCTTATCTGAACGCGGCATAGAAGGGTTTGAATCATCATCAAACTTATAAACAGAACCAGAACTACGTTTTGAGTACGGCAAAGGACGGCCTTGACTCATGTCTCGTGTTTTCCACGCAGTGCGTGATTCATAAGTACCACGAGTTGCAGAGCCGTACGATACGGGTTCGTCAACTTCTATCTTTTGTGCCTTATAAGGGCTTGGATTAAAGTCGTCGTCATCCCCGAACTGTGAAAGAGAACGAGGTTGATTTGGCATTAATATCCGCTCTGCGCACCGTATGTGAAGTCTTTGCCAGCCTTAGATGGAACCATCTTTGCATTTGAAAGAGTTGCTGATGCTTCAATGGAATGAACAGCAGGAAACTTAGCGCCAATTACATAACGAGCACCCATACGCTCAGAACGTGCTGCATCACCTGCAGGAACATTCTTACGATTTGCTTTGTTCATGATGGTCGGGTCGCCAGCCTGTACGTTCTTCTTAGGCATTAACTTACCCTTAAGAGGCTTTGCACTTACGTTAGTTACATCAGAGTAATCTGCGCCAACGTACTTACGTGGACTTGCAGAGTGTGCTGCTGATGCAAGAACTTCCTCTGGAGTATCAATACTTCTGTTCTTCATGGTACCTACCGATTCTGAATGACTGGATGGAACACCTGTGCGACGGCGCATAGCGTGTCCCATGTCTGACCAATTTGCCATAATAACTCCCTTGCTTACCCCAAGGATAAGGCTGTTTTAATTTGCTGTAATGGCGAATACAATGGCTGAAATCTCTCCGTCACGGCTTTCTATGGTCGTGAACCCTGGTTTGCAGATAAGGTCCATGCCACGAGGAGCAACATAACCGCGAGAGATAGCGATTGCTTTTACTGCTTGATTAACTGCTCCAGCACCTACAGCACGAAGTTTTACCTCGTGTTTTTCATAGATTGCATGAGCAATGGCTGAAGCAACGGATTGAGGATTAGAGCCTGCGCTAACGCGAAGGAATGGCTCTTCTGTAGAAGGTACAGGTGTTGTTTCTTGTGTCGACACGATTGATAGTCCTTTGGTTTCGATGTAATGCCGCTCCTAGGACTAAATGGTAAGGCTATTCCCTTGCCTGGTCTCGGTATTTAGGGTCCTGCATTTGCTCTACTACAGCCTGTTCTACCTTGTCTTGATGGACTCCTGCTGCCAACCTAGCCAAAGCGTAGGAGTCAGCGGCGTTATCGTCGTTGAACTCTACTCCCCAGCGCTTGTACATTTGAAGAAGCATCTCCTGTTTTTTGGCGTTGCCCTTTCCAGATGCGTACTTCTTTAGCGTCATTGGAGGGACCAATACTGGAAATCTAATATCGTCATCAAAATAATCGTAAAGAGTGGTTTTTACAAGGGCAGATAGTTCTCCTAAGACTAAAGCCGAATGACTAGCAAGAACTGTTCCTTCCATTGCAATCTTTTGAATGTTGTGTTTTTCAGAAACATAATCAAGATGGTCAAAGAGAAACTGACGAATATCAACTAACCTTTCAACACCAAAATATGGCGATTTATAAACCCAAGTGTGATACTTGGACGGGTTGTCTATCTGCAATGCAGTAAAAGCAAACCCTGTTAAAGACTGGTCAATTCCAATTGATACTGACTTTTCGTCCTCTAAATCACCATCAAATGTCTTTGTTGGCACGGCGTTCTCTCTCAGTGATAACCATGTCTACAGTTCCAAGATAACCAGCGCCGTCTACTAAATTATCCCTCTTATGTTTGTAGGCTTCTCGTGCAATCTTTACCCACGCCATTGCAAGCCCAACTTGTTCTTCGGTAACTTTAAACCCAAAGATAATTTCCCAACCCTGTTTTATTCTGTAAAAGTTATCTAAGGGGTGGTCGTAGGATTCATTCCTATCATTGTTTATGAGTTGATGTGCTTCGGGCAAAATAGGCTCACTCATGGAATAAGTACATACCTTCCTGTTAACCATTGGTTAGACGTTGATGTAGCAGTAGATACAAAAGAGTTATATGTCTCTGCAATTGTTGGACGCAAATTCTTCATCCACATTCCAGCAAATGCAGCAGTTGCATTAGAAGTTCCAACAGAGAACTGTCGTGTCCCATTCATTGCAGTGTGGAAGAAACGACCATTTGTATAGAAGTCTGTTGATGCATTTCCATTACTGTACAAAGCAACTGTTGGCGTAGCCGATACATTCCAACCCTTGCCAGTGTTTCTAACTTCAGGATTGTCAGTTGCTCCAACAGAGATTGTTTCTTCAATACACGCTGGAACAGCCATGTTTGTCCTGTTACTCTCATTTCCTGTTGATGCAATCACAGCCACATTTGCTGCAGTCAATGTCTTGATGTTGTTCACTAAATCAGGCGTTGCTCTGCAAGGAGCGTTTACGCGTCCTTGAGAAATACTTACGGCTTTGATATTTAATTGAGAGTAGTTTGCTGTAACCCACCGCAATGCTGCGGTCACATTATCAATTGAATATGCACCTGCTTTACCGTTTGTGTTTAATCCAAGAATACGAATAAGTACTACTTTTACATCAGGATTTACACTTGTAAGAATTGAAAGCATATTAGTGCCGTGAGCAAACGCTGGCAAAGAGTTAGCAGCAACTGTGGCCGCCCCCGTTCCTTCTTGAAAACGAGTGCCATTTGGACACATTGCTACAGAGACAATGCAAACTTCATGAACCACATTATTTGCAAATGAAGTTGTGTTAAACCCAACATCAATGATTGCAACCGTAGGGGTGGTTGCTTGAGCAGGTGAAGACAGACCTGCCAACAATAAAACAATTACCAATAACTTTTTCATACGTAATCCCTCCTTGGCCCTCCAGCCGTTCTACGAGTTATTTCCCTCGAAACTAATGTGATATCTCTTTCTTGATTATTTAACATCATTTCTAGAATCTTACGACGAGCATACCCTTTTTCAAAGACTTCTTCCAATCGCAAAATTTCCTCATCTATGGAAATTTGAGCCTTGATAAGGGTTACCTTGTCTCCTTTAGTGGCAGCACCCATTTTTTCTACAATAAGTCGATTAGTCTTTAAATCCAACGCTCTCTGCGCTGCTCGTTCATCCAATTGAGCCGCAGCAAGTTGAGAGGCAGTGTAATCGGCCCATCCTGTTAACACAGTAAACAACTCTGCTAATTGCTCACTACTTAAGGAAGTTATATCTGGTGGTAGCGCTGTTAACTCATAGGTAGGTTTAGGTACTGCTAGAGCCTTCTCAATTAGAGGGTCCCATGTATTTACGGAATTAAGTCGCATTGTTTACACCCGTCTTCTGAAACGTTACATTTAGGCATCACATCAGCCTCTACAGCCTCTACCACTTTTTGGGCTGAATAAAAAATTCTTTCAACAATATCAAAGTTTGCTTTTACTGTGAATTCTTTATAATCCTGGTCTGCTTTGAGTTCGTAGATAAACACAATCTCATTGGGCGCTTCATCTCCGTACATGCGTTTGGCTAGTTCCAAGTACATTTGACCCTGCAGTAAGTGGCTATGAAATGGTCTGCGGATGCTCTTCCATGCTTTAGTAAGGTCATGGTTGGCATCCATCAAGAGTTCGGGCGCTTCGTATCTAAGTGTCCCAGCACCGATAGACTTGATTTCTATTAAACAGTCTTCTCCTAATCCTTTAATCCACCCATCGGTATGGCCTGCAATCTTAAGGGTTTCATCTTTCAAGGATACTTCGTCATATTTTACTGCCATTGACCCGCAGTCTAAGTCGTCGCATTGAGAAGGGGAAATCACATCACTCATAATGTTGCCACAATGAAGGCACTTAAATTTGCCGTATAAGTAACCCATTTCATGAAAACGACTTTGCCATTTTTCGTGAATAGCGTGACCTTCGTCAAAAATGTTCTGGAGACGTAAAGAAGGTTTTTCTTGTTTCTTTTTCCCTCCCTTTAAAAGGTAAAAAGAGTAACGGTGACACCAGTCTGCCTTTATCATCTCTGAAGGATGAAGAACGTCTGTTCTGCGGTCAGACTCTGGTCTGCGCATAAGGTGGCGTTCTACATCTCCCATGAGACGAGTCTCAGTCTTTTTGGCATCAAGAAACTTCTTCAGTTCCCAAGAACCTTGAATAGGCATCACATTTCCTTACTGAATATAAATTCTTTTAGGGTCATTTTCTTTTTGTACTTCTTTTGCCATTTTCTTATTAAGGCGTTTCTCTCACGATGAGAGAGGCCTCCCCATATTCCGTGAGGTTCGTTTCTAGAGACTGCGTCCCACAAACATTCTGTTTTGACTGGGCAGTGGTTTTTTCCAGTTTCACCAAAACAAAATTCTTTTGCTTTTTCAGCAATAACTTTGTATTGGTTTTTATCTCTTGGCGGGTAGAAGAGGTCGGTATCTGCTCCCGAACATCTGGCTTGATATCGCCAAGCGTACTCTGGTTCATCCATGTATTAGGCATCCTTTAGTTTCTCCCTCATCTCGATGAAGTCATCCTCAGTAAGAATGACGTAGTTTTCCCCATCAAGATGAACACCAAATACTGGCATTCGTCCTTCAAGGATTGCCTCTCTAACATTTTTCTTTACTGCTTCGGACTTAAGAGTGAACTGTTTTTTACCAGTCCACTTATGTTCAATCAATAGGTCAGTTGACCGAACATCGCCCTTTCTTGCCCAAAGAGCCCCAGATGCAGCGTTACGTGTTCCGCCAATTTTTTTGGCTAAACGTTTTTCATGCTTCTGAGATTGCTTTTGGCCTTCAGTCTTCAAGTTGTAGTTTGCCTTCCTCGTACCCGTTAAGCAACTTGGGTACTACATAAAACAAGGTTTCTCTCCAAAAACACCTGTTACAGCCACAAAAAGGTTCTCCAGAAACTGTTTCGGTAATCTCTTCTTCAGTACCTTCGTAGATGGCTTCAAACAACATGTCGGTATAACTTTCAACGCCACGCTCTAATTCTTCCGCCCATTCAAGGTCATTTATTAGGAACCCATTACTCATCAGTACCTGCCAC